TCGAGACCTAATGTGAAGCAGCCGATTCTGACGCAGTACTGTGACGGACAGAAGGTCTCCTGTCCGAGCTGGATGACCAGATTGCGTTTGCGTATAAACTCTCTCCAACCCCAGTATTTACAAGGGGTTGGAGGTATAAAAGTAAACATCAATAGTGGACTCTTTTTTATTAAACACGATTTTTTCCACTACGGATTTCAATAAATCATTGCGTGTCTGCATAGAGAGATCTTCATTGAGCAGACTATTGTATACTGTTTTGATTTTGCTGCGGAGTGCAGCAGTGGTGTCTGATTTTGCAACAGGTTTCGGGAGTGCATTTATGCGACTCTGTATACTGTTTCTCTCTTCCAGAAGCAGTTCTTTATTCTTACGATACTCTTCGATAGTATCGATTCCATCCATATAAGCCATTTTAATACGTTTTTCTTTCTTTGCGAGTTCATCCAATTGATTCTGATAAATATCAATAGCTGCAGGATAGTTACTTTGAGAATCCGTATTAATAACCTTGAACGATAGATTTTCAGAGCTAATAGCATCTTTTAATGCTGCTAGAACCATAGGAACTATTTTCTTTTCTGATATAGCATGTGAAACATTACATTTTCCTTTCAAATATCCATAGCACTGCAGGTAAATGTACCGTTTGCCTTGTTTATTGGCACCCGCAAGAGAAATAGACAGCGACCGGCCACAGGCAGAGCATTTTACTATACCGGAGAGCCAGTGAGAACATACACCGGATGGCTTGGCATATCGTGGACGATAATTTGACTCAAGCCGGACTTTTGCCCTTTGAAACTGTTCAGGAGATATAATCGGTTCATGTGCTCCGTCGGCAATAATCCATTCGGTCTTGTCTTTTGGACGTGATGCAGAATCCCTTTTATTCCAAACAGATTTACCGGTATATACTTCATTGGTCAATATGTATTTGATTCCCCTGTTTTCAAAAGACCTACCAGCCCGCGTTTTATATCCAAGAGCATTAAGCTGACGTGTGATCTCAATGATAGAATAACCCTGCTCAGTGTATAGATTGAAAATCATACGGACTATCTCAGCCTCTGATTCCACAATTACAGGAGTTGCTTTGTGTGCCGTAATAGAATATCCGAGGGGTGGACTTGCCTGAAAATTTCCACGCATGGCATTTTCTGTCATACCTCTGGTGACTTCTCCGGAAAGCCGTATAGAGTAGTATTCGTCCATCCATTCAATGATCCTTTCAATAAGTGTACCAAAAGGACCGTCAACAAGAGGCTCAGATACACTAATAACCTCTACATTATTTTTACGAAGCAATGATTTATATACAATTGATTCCTCCTGATTTCGTGCAAAACGAGAGAACTTCCACACAAGGATCACATCAAAAGGATGTTCTTTTGATTTGGCAAGTCCTATCATACGTTGAAAGTTTGGCCGTTTATCTGCTTTACGTCCGCTTATGCCATCTTCCTCAAATATGTATTCGTTTGACAGTATGATATTATTTTTGGCAGCATATTCCAAAAGAAGTCTGCGCTGCGCATCAGGAGATAGCTCTTCCTGTTTGTCTGTTGAGACTCTGATATACAGAGCACCAGTACGTAGTTTTTCCATATTACACCTATCCTTTCTAAAATATATGCAAAAAGGGTACAAAAATAACACCTGTCTCTCGACAAATGCCACTCCGAAAGGTATAATATATGTGTCTGGTCCTTACTTTTCGGAGTACGGATATATGAGCGCTCTGCAGTTGGTACCTGCAGGGCGCTTATTTCAATTGCGCCGGCGCAAATCATAGCTTGAATTCTATAATATTTTCTTCGATGGAGTACCTTGCGCCTCTTTCGGTACGTCCCCCTCAACGACTTTACCAGTATCATAACGTGATACAAGATTATTGTATAATGTATTAACGAGTATCACATTGTGCTCACTCATTAAATCGAAGTATGGTTTAAAAGAGGAAACAAAATTATCGTATCTATTAAGCTTACCCTTATCAGTTTTGAGCGAATCTGCCTTTTCATAAGTATCTGTAAAACAACGCTGAATCATATCATGAACGTATTGCTGTTTTTCTGCTACAAATTTATCTTTCATAGGATATGGAGACTGTGTACAGCCGGCGCCACCTATAGCAATTAATTCATCAAGTTTTAATTCCATAAGAGCATATCTTTCAAAAAAGACAGATGGTGTTTTTGTAGTAGTAATTAAATGAATGCAGTCGTTGATAATTTTTTCATTTTGCTTGGGATTTACCATAGTTCCTATAGGTACAGATGAGGGAATACTATTTATTAAGCCCGATGAGTATTCATCGTAATAATCCACTTTCTTTTTATAATCAGTATATTTATATAAAAAGTATAATCCACACCCTATAAGTGCAATACCAAATGACGCAATCGTTATTATCCCGGCAATTATTGAAACAATGCCTCCGATTAGAAATAATATTTTATAAGCATAGAGTGCGTTATATGGAAGTATAGTTGGAGCAACAACTTGATAAAACTGTGGAACAGGTATGGTTTGTACTGTCGCTTTTTTTCTAACGGTAGAATAGGCTGTGCTGTTTTTATATGAAGATGACTCCTTTTTTGATGATTTTTTCCTTTTTTTACCACCGACTTTGGTTGTATATGATATTCCAGTACCGGGTATTGAAACTCTTGCATGAGTACCACTTTTGGAATTAAATGAAATACCACCTCCGCGTCCACCAATGCTTATACCATGACTTTTTTTACCGACATTAAATCGAACACCAGGGGCAATTTTAAAACTTTTTCTAAATCGTAATCCCATAAAAACCTCCTTAAAATTTTCTTCTCATTTCAATGACTTTACCAAGTATCTTAACTGGGGTAGTATCTATTTCTGATTCAGTAAAACGCATAGGCTCATATACAGGATTCTGTGGTATGAGAGCAATCCCTTCTGCATATTTCTGCAATCGTTTGCAAGTTGCATCAGATCCATTAACCAAAGCTATGACAAGATCACCTGATTCGGCATCATCTGTCCGCTCTACGATAACTGTATCACCATCGTATAGTGTAGGTATCATGCTGTCACCTTTGATCAGCAGACCGAAGTAGTCACCTTTTGCAGCCATAGAGGGGGAAATCTCTATTTGTCCAATCACTTCCTCTACAGCTTCTTTGCCATATCCGGCAGCCACACGGCCGAGTACTGGGATAACGTAGCCGGATTCTATTGGGACAGTATCAACTTTGGATAAATCAACTAGTTCTGTAGAGTCAAGCATTTTCAATAGACTGTCCAAATCAAGATTCATTCCGCGAGCGATTTTTTTGTATGTCTCAATAGTCGGAATAATAGGTTTATTATTACGTGGATTAATATTTTTTTCTAACATGGATATGTAAGATTTACTTAATCCACATCTATCAGCGAATTCTTGCATTGGAAGGTCATGTTCTTGTCGATATGTTTTAACTAAATTTCCTATAGTCATGTGTGTAACCCTCCTATATTGTTTAGTATATTGTACAATGAGGCAAACAGAAAGTCAATAAAATTGTTCAACATACTTGACAAAAAATAAAAGAGGTGGTACAGTAACGATAAGTTCAACATGTTGAACAGAAAGGAGCACAATTTTAATGCAATTTAGAATTAAGCAGTGCCGCGAAGAAGCAGGTCTTTCCCAAGAAGCGTTATCGGAAAGAGCTGGAGTATCAAGAACCATAATATCTGGACTTGAAAGCGGGAAAATCACAGTGACCACAACAGACACATTGTTGAAAATCGCAAAAGCACTTAATAAGAATGTTAGTGATATTTTTTTAACTTAGATGTTCAACATGCTAGACAAAAGGTTACTAATTTTACATCAAGGGAGGAGAGTGAGAAGAAAGTGGGAGATCGAGGATCTATAGGAGGAAGTTTGGGAGTTAAAGAAGATGCGATTAGATTTAACGAGTTTTTACATGAAATAAGTGAGAAATATCATGTGGATAAGGAAGAGAGAGTCGTTTGAGGAGGAAAAAACCATGTGGAAAATATTTTTCAACTACAAGGACAAGAGCAGATGCACTGTGAAGGGAAAAGGAACCATCACACCGGAGTTGGCGGTGAAATGCCTTTACCGGTACGGACTCCATGCTGCAGAGAGCATATATCAGCAGTACCCCAAGAAAGACCATGAGCCGGTACCACTGGAAGAGAAGATGCGAGAGCTTGGTGTAGATGCAACAGAGATGAAGACTGCAGTGCTGCAGGCAGAAACGTTGCTGGACAGGATGCAGGAGAAAGGAGAGTGAGAAACGAGTGATGCTTATAAGTAAAATCCTCCGCCAACAGCTAGAACTATTAGCAGAGGAATCAAAAGATGTGTACCCAGCAATGAATACTCGGAGTAAAAATTCAAAAGCTATGGCACAGATCAGCAGGGAGCTATTCAAAAGAGAATGCTCTACCGCCATGCTGTTTATCGCATTTGGCTATTTTCTCATACGCATTGCGATACATGGAAAGTAGTTTCTCTGGCGAGTCCCCAGGCTTTGAGTTCTGTTTTATATAAAGTAAAGCAAGCTCTTCATATGTGGACATATATATTACCTCCTATTGCATACTCGGACGCTGCAACGTCCTGTAAGGAGAGTATACGACTTGAAAGCAGAAAAAGGCAAGATTTAATACACAGAATACAGAGGGAGGAAAGAATGTGACTAAGGAAGAAACACTCAGACTTGAGAAAATCCTCACCAAGATAGATAAAGCAGGAGAGGCAGACTACAGGAAACAGGAAGAATATAACAGATTCTGCATGAACACAAGGGGAGACTGGGACGAGGAACAGTATCAAACACTTAGGAGAGAGAAAGCCCTCACAGAAGCAGCGTACCTTGCGAGTCTTGTCGAGCTCAAGGCAGAAGTGAAGAACATGCTGGCTCAATAGAAAATACAACCGGCAAGCCCGGGGATGAAAGCAGAAAAAGGCAAGCGAACATGCAGTATAAGCATAGTATTTACCGGAGGTGATAACCATAGCACTCAAATATAGGATATTTGTTCACACTCTCGAAGATGATCAGATTGACAGTACTATGCCATGCCGTACCGGAGACACGGACAACATCCTCGGCGCAGACGGCTATATTGCAAATGATAATAAGCACAGCTTCAGAATTAACGGAATCGAGGAGGGTATGGGCGCCTGGTTCGTATCAGCAAATGAGCTCTGGAATAAAGACAGCGCCACAGTGACAAGCTATTATGTCAGAGGAGCCGCTGCATGGTCTGCATCCGCATCCGGATATAAAAAAGTGGCTACTGCTGATATGAAAAATTCAAATGATCAGTGGATAGGAGACATTGAAATTGACGAAAAGACGGGAGTAATATGGCCAAGGGTTTACGGCTCAGGTGACTCTGTTGGCGTTGGAGACCATCAGTGGAAAGGAGGTACCGGAACAGGAATGCGCGAAGCGTTAGAGCGCGCGGACCTCTGGGATGGTTCTCGTGGCGGCTTTTCGACGTCGAACCTCTGGAACTCTCCTGCGAACCGGCTCTGGAACATCTCCGCTGGCGTTTAACCTCCTCGGGGGTGAATTTGCCTCTTAAAGGCAAAGAGGGGCTCTCCCCATTACTAAAGATTTAAACAGGACTGCATTAATTCCGACAGCGGTCTTGATACATAGGACTTGCCACACGCGCGCGAACCTCAGGAATGGTTCTCATGGCGGCTTTTCGACGTCGAACCTCAGGAACGATCCTGCGAACCGGAACTGGAACATCTCCGCTGGAATTTCTTAACGGCCACTTAGATGGCAGTAGTGTGGCATTTCGCCGAGCTGAACTCAGTCACCGAAAGGTGCTTAAATAAGATACAAGGAGGGTACCACCTCCTACAAGTTTGAAGGTGGGAGCCGTGCGCAAGGCACGGTTCGTGGCTAGTAGAAAAACCGAACGTCACTATTGTAAAGAAACGAGATTGAAGAGATATTGCAAAAACATAGATATAACTGACAGAAATTTTATAGAAAAAGCCGTATTCAAGTGCCTGGACACACGTATGGACAGACGCGATACGATGAAATTATTGTCAGAATACATTAATATTCCATATCCAGACATTAAAAGGATAGCTGAAAAATCATACTATCAGAAATACTTAAATGGAGCGATACAGACATTAATCGATGGCATACGTCAGGAGATACTTGATAGAAATTATAAAGTTAAGCCAATATTTTACAGAAATAAGATTGATGGAAATTCAGGTAAACTCAGAAGGATAGGCATACAGGATGTTAAGCAACAAATATATGATTATATAGCATGTGAGGCACTCTGGGAGATGTTCGGAGCAAAGATAGGCTATTATCAAACAGAAGCTTTAAACGGAAAAGGACAGCTCACAGCATTAAAAGCTATACGAAAGTGGCTATCAGATCCGGACATGCGTTATGCCATACAATCAGATATAAGGCAGTTTTATCCAAGCATAGATAAAGAAGTACTAAAGACTATGTTATCAAGAGATGTAAACAATGAACCCTTACTGCATCTGACATTTTTCTTAATTGATATGTCGGAACAGGGACTTGTTATCGGCTCATATCTAAATAAGAACCTTGCAAGTTATTATTTATCCGTGGCATATCATTACGTCACAGAACAGTGCTACAAAGAACGTAGAGGCAAGCGTAAGCGTTTGCTATCACATGCACTATGGTACGCAGATGACTGTATTCTGATAGGAAAAGATTTAAGAGATCTTAAGATGTGTCAGCGAAAATATGAAAAATTTCTCAAGGAGAAATTACATGTGGAGGTTAAACCCAACACAAAGGTCATAGACTTAAAGACAGGATATATTGATATAGTAGGCTTTAAGATATCAAGGAAAAATGCAACGATGAGAGCATCAAACTTCAGAAGAATGAGAAAAAATCTGAAACGCATAAATCGATACACTGCAGATAATATTCCATTGCATGAAGCGAGAGCATTTAATTCAAGGACAGGTTCGTTTAAGCATCTGGATATGTTACAATATATAAAGGATAACAACATAACTGAGCTGTTAGATAGTTGTAACAATACAATAAGAGCTAAAACAGCCTGCAAATAAAAAGTCAAGGCTAAAATGAAAGAACTTTGAAAATTTTATACAGGTTGAAAATTAGACATCAAAACA